TTTAAGTCTTTTCTAAGGAATACATAGAAGCGTCTAAGCTCTTGTGTAAGGATAGCTGGACTCATGCCGATCGGTGCTGCATCTGGTCTGTATGGAGGTTCAGCTTCAGGTAATAAGAACTTCTTATCAGTTAAGAACGCATATTCGAATACGATCTTAAGAGCTGAGTTTCCTCTATATTTTGTTTGTAATAGTTTAGGGTCTGCGTTGATCTCGTCAAGCATCTCTGGTAAAAATCTAACTGCCATTTTAAAAGTCCTCAATTTCGTCGAGTAATAGTCGACATTGGTTTTTTATAAGATAGTTCATTACAGAATTTTTATCACCATTAGGTTTAGCATTCTCATAGCTACTTATAATAGTTTTACATAGATCTTCAGGTATAAAGTCAAAGTTAACTAACTGTTGATTCCTCTGATAGTTCCTCTTCTCTTCGTCATTCTTACACGCTTCAATGCCCTTTTCATAAAATTCAGGGAGCCTCTTCGCCGAGAAGGGTTTCTGCCTATCGCCTGAAACAAATACATCATCTTTCGAGAGGATATTAGGTATACCATCACCTGAGTCTCCTTTGACGATATGAGTGATCGTGTATTCTTGTATGTCTTTTTGTGATCCCTCAACGAACTTACGTTGCATAGGTGACCATTGGCGGACATTCTTATTCCTTTGTAGTTGGATGAAGTCCTTATCAGACGAGACGATCAATACCTTTTGTGGTTCAGAGAATAGTCCCTGCTCCACTAATAAGTTTTCTTGCGTATACTCTGTAAGCACCGCGATGATATCATCTGCCTCAGCAGTATCAATAAGCAATACTTTATATGGGAATTCTTTTATAAGATCATCTCTTAACTCTCCAAGAGTATCAAATATGAATGCCCAATCAAGAGGAGACTTATCTCTATTAGCCTTACGATGTGCTTTATAGTATGGAAATATAGACTTACGCCAATAGTTACGACCATCACATGCGATGATGACCTCTCCATAATCCTTATACTTCTTCTTATAAGATTTAATGGTGGATAGGGTCGTATGACGGATTAGGTTCTTGATCTCTTCAGGTGACTGTCGTTTGATGTCGTTCTGAAAAGGTAGTATGTTACTTAGCGCTATTTGGCTGTAGTCAAGGATTATCATTCTTCGTATTCTACGTATGTTGATTTATTGAGCTTATTCAATACTTCATGGATAGGATCTTTAACTGTCCATGTTAAGTCTACACCCGCATAGATAGCAGTGTATAAACGTTTCTTTTTCTTATCAAGTGGATCTAACACTTGAAATACTGATATTACTTTTTCTGCATTGATGGCTATCTTATTAGATGGTAAACCCTCAAATGCATTTTCAAATAGTACTATTGCCATTAAAATGCTCCTAATAAAATTGTTTCTTCATTGATTCGACCGTTTGGTACTGTCGGTTTTGTTGTTAAAGCCTTTGCTGTTGCATTAAGATTCTTCTTACTAATAGATAAGTCTTTAAATAACTTCTCAGGGTTCCTGAGGGTCCATGACCATGACTTAGCTACGCTGTAATTAATGATAGTTGTACCCTTAACTGATAGTGTGTCTGAGTCATCTGCCACATATGCTACAAGCTTACGATATTTAATATTGTATGCCCATAATTCTTTAGATCCTACGATGTCTGCAGGGTTAATAGACTTAAGGTTCAATAGATCATGTTTAAACATATACTTAAGTTTCTTAACGATCACTGCTGATGGTTTTGCTTTAACCACTCTTGGTTTCTTAACGGTAACCTGATGTTGAGCACAATCATCTACAATAGATTGGATTGCAGCTCGAAACTTCTTAAGTTCCGTCTTAGTGAGGAATGAATAACCTTCAGTAAGTTGTTCATCTGTACCAGCCAATGCTTCATCGATCTCATTGAGATTAAGCTTATAATAATCACCGATACGTTTAGCAACCATACCTGATACGTTATTAGATAATAGATGTGCTTTTGTATTGAAGTCCCATGATTTAGAATGCATAAACTTATCGATAGCATAGTCAATCTCTTCAGATGCTGTACGTGCTGCATCGATGACACGCTTCTCGATAGATATTACAGGAGCCTTAGGACGATCGTCTACTTCAGGCTTAACATAAGAGTAACACTCATATAGAGAGTCAAGCTTATCTTGCATACCCTTTTGATCTTTGTCGGACAAGTATTCTCCCTTATTGAGGATAGTTACTAATGATCCTAAGGATAAGAACTCATAGTCAGGCGCTCTCGATAAGACTTCATAATACTTCTTATTAGTCTTCTTAAGATAGTTAAGGACGACCTTAGCACGTTGACTATTATCCATATTAAGGTTATAGTATCCTAACGCTTTCATCAAAGATGTACGATACTCGTCTTGTGTTACTACAGGAGCACCATCACCTCTGCCTTTAGCGATAGCTTTTTCTTGCCATTCTTTAGTAGGTTTTTTAGTTTTCATATTGGCAGTATACCATAATTAATTATTAATGTACAATTATTCTGCTTCTTGATTGGTAACGTTTTGATAGATGGTCTCAAACTCATCATTAAGAGCCACTTCTTCATTGAAGTTTTGTTTATGATAAGTATTAGCTAACTTTGCTAGTGTCTTCTTAGGGATCTTAAACTCGTCAAAAAGGTTTTTAAGTACTTCTCTTACAAAGTCCTTCTCAGCCTCAACGCGTGTCATAGAATCAGAGATCTCGCTAAGCGCGCCTTTGATTTTCTTTTTATCTGCTTCAAGTAATTGCATAATATCTCCAAGTTTAAATTAAGGCGGGGACGTTTTAAGTCCCCTGCTGCCTGGTATTGTGGAATCTTGCCATACCAGCTAGTCGAAATGGCTCGTTACGTTCCGTTTTTGGATCCTGTCCACTCAAGTCATAGGACTACCTACCTATGATTAGGTTTATTTTTTAAAGTGCACTAGGTAAAATATAGGTACCCTTAGTTTGACCTCTCTAATGCACTTTAAAAAAGACTCTACACGCACGTATCCGTACTGACCCATCGGAAACTGACCTCGAGGACTAAGTCCGCATATATTTTATTGATTGGCGTAGAGTCTATTCGTCAAAGCCAGGACCGTTAAAGTGAGTATCGGCCATGGCATTTAATAGTTCGCGTTCGTCTTCTGATATATCATCATAGTCGATTGGATCTGGTGTCGCATACATGCGGCCGGTTTTAATGTCCTTAACGCTTACTATTAGTTTTTCTTTTTTATTTTCCATAATGTTATTATACCAAATTAGTTAATTAATGTACATGCTTACCACGAACTAGTGTAAAATACTTCTTCGCCTTTGGCCAAAGCTTCTCTAGCCTTTTTAATAAAATCAAGATCTGCAACTTTATCACCTTCGCTGAACCGTGTGTCTTGACCAAAGAAGAAACCTTCTGTCATAGGTAACTCGTTGTTAAGGACCACTGACTCAATATAGTTGATGTCAGCCTCAGTGAGTTCCATCTCGATACCATTGAACGGGATAGCACGTTCGTCTGCAAAGTCATCGGGATATTCATCACGCATCCACTGAGGGATCGGTTGACCCTTATCGTTCCACATGTCTTCTAAGAGACCATGAAGGGCGTTGTGTTTTCTCCAGTATTGGAGCTCATTTGCTTTTGATTCTTTTTCTTTAGCGCGACTGTACGCGTACATATCTAAACCCATGATTAAGCTGCCTCTCTTTGTTTGTTTAAATAATCGAACATGATAGCTTTAGCACAATTCATGAACTGACGAGCTTCGTTAGCTTGTTGAGGTGATACCCAACCTTCGTTAGCACCGTTGAAGTCAGCACCGATAACTTCTTGTGCGTCACTTAACATACCTGCCGCGAACATCATTTCCTGACCTGGAAAAGCTTGCATTTTTACCATTTGGTCCAACTGAGCTTTAGTCATACCGTAAGCTTGTTTTTCCCATTCTAAATCTGATCCTATTGTCATTGCTGGTTTCATATATCTCTCCGTTTGTTGATTTAATATAACCATTATACCGGATTAGCTAATTAAAGTACATAGGCCCCCTTAAAATAAATAAGGTATATAGATCAATAACTTACGTATTATGCAAGTTATTGATTA